CTCTTGATATTATTTTTCGCCTTAACCTCCTTAACAACGAAAGTCCTTAATTTCTCAGAACTATAAACTGTCTCCTTGATATCCGCCTTGCTGTAGGAGGCTGCTTGACGCTGGTTTTCCTGAGGAATGTCGCTTGTCCCGCTAGGCCTGCCAACTTCTTTTGGAACGTCTTTTTGTTGCTGGTTTTCCTTTTTCTTCTCTAGCGCTCGATCTTTCTCTGCGCCAGGAGCCTCAATTGAGGGAACTCCACCAACCAAGGGATTCCAGAAACCCTTCTCTCTTTCCTCGGAATATCCTTCTTGATCTGGAGCAAGCTCTTCTGGATTCGGATAGACTCCAGTTTTAATTGCATTTATTCCCTGCTCTGGGGTAAGTATGCCCAGCTCAAGCAGTCTAGTGGCAACCCTCTGTAGTTGCACCTCGTCCTTAATATCGATCTCTTGAAACTTGGCAGTAGGAAACTTCCTGAACCCTAAATTTTTACAAACCATTTTTATTTGCGGCTGCAGGAAATCATTTAGAAATGCGTTTCTAGCTTCCTTCAGTCTTTCTAGGAACATTTCGGTTTTTACTTGAGTGTTGCTATATCTTTCGTCTCCGACAATAATGTTTTGCAAGCCCTCCTTAATGTCCCGATTAACGACTTCATATTTTTCAGGCCCAATAACCTTCTTTAAGTCTGGAATAACAAAATCAGCTTTCGTGGTGTAATCTGCGACCAGCACCCGCCCAACGCTTTCATTAGCAAACAGCTGTTGCATTGCATTAATGTTCTGAGGGTTAACTCCGCCATCCTCTTCCTTCGCTCCCATAGTGATAAGCAAGATAACATTTTCTATTGTTCTACTTATCGCCTGATCAATTTTTTTAAGCTCTAGCTTCCAATTTATGTCCTCAAGCACGGAGTAACCAAAAGGAACAGCAAATGCCTCGTAGTCCTGTTTCTTATAAAAAGAATAGCACAACTTACTGGAATTAAGTTTTACAGAAAGCCCGTCAGGAAGGTATCTCCCTTCTTTAATTTTGTTTTTTACCTCTGGGTCTAAAGCCTTGAATATCTCTTTGTCCCTATCTGTCTTTGGGTTTTTCAATCTTTCCAAATCATAATCGGAAAGAATTTTTCTATATTTGCCTTGATCAAAGGTTGCGCTTCGCTCATGCACTATATCGTAAGGATTAAGTAAAATGTATTTTACAGGCATATCTCCAGGCTTCAAGGCATCGCTTCCATATACTGTCTTAAGCTGCTTAAAGTCAGAACTTTTAAACTTTCCGTCAACTCGATATAGGAATATATTTCCAGACCTGTAGTATTCCCTGAAGTACTGGTCTTTTAAGTTCCACATATTAATTTTCTCAAACCACTTTTCCACAAAAGACCTGGAGGAGGCGGTACCTCCCTCTAGGTACAAATCAGAATTCGCAAACTCAGACATTATATCTATTGAGTTTCTAAATATAGCTACATTAGCGTAAGCCTTCTGGCATAGTTCTATTGAGTTTTTGACACTTATTCCGTCCTTAGAATGCTCAAACGGCAAAAGACCTTGGCTTATATTAGAGAACCTTCCAGGCTTTGCGCCTTTAGTTATATACCTGTCTCTTTCATGGGAAGACAAGTCTGTCGTGGAAGAGCTGTATCTACAATCTGCAGCATCACTAGTTGAGACATAATAATTTTCTCCACAGCCCATTGGCTGCCATCCAGGTTCCCCTTGGGAATAATGACTTGGCATTTCTGACAGAGGCTTGGATTTGTCGGCTTTATCGAACTTGCTCCAGTATTCAGACTTCTTTGTATATTTTCTTTTGGCCATTTGGCATATTATACACCAAAGTCTATCAAAAGTCTAATCAAAAGTTAAAAAAGTTAAAAGTTAACTTTGTCTTTGTAGTAGTCGTCGAAATTTTCTATGCCCTCAAGGTTTATATGTCCAACACAGCAAAACTCTGGAATGATTAATTCTTTTTCGTGCCTACCCTGCAAGTGGCAAGTCGCTACAGGATCCTTGTGATCTCCAAAAAGAAAAGTTCCAAAGACGTCGTGCTTCCGACGAGCCTTTTTTCTCATTGTGTGCTCCATAAACCCTTTATTGACTCTAGTCAAGATTTCATTTTTAAAATAGTCTACGGTACAAATATGATTTTGGTCTGACCACTGCGGGGTAGATATGTATTTGTAATTCGCGTCCACACGCTTCCTTCCTAAATTGTAATCCCCTCGCTTTCTGGTATTTAATCTTTTATTAAACCTAACATGCTTAAGTTCTGGGTTATTGCGCATATCCTCTAAAACCTTAGCTATATCAACATACCTCAAGAAAGAAATATCATGCTGAACAAGAAAAACAAATTCCGTCTCAACATACTCTATGGCAAACCTTAAATTGCCAGTGAGGTGCCCAAACTCTGGCTTTTTGATAATTGTAATATCCTCATTACCTTTATATTTATCCTCAAGATTAACAATGAATGACTCGTAGTCTTCGTTGCACTCATTAGTTCCATCACAAGTAATAATTATCTTGGTCTTTTCATATCGGAATAAAAACCTGTAGATCGAGTCGACTACCTCGTCCACAAACGCAGTAGAGGGGTGGCTAGGCATCGGGCTCGTAGAAAGAACTATAGTTATGTCAGAATTAAAGGCCCCCATTTATCGTCCATCCCCCTCTATTCGCATCTTGATGTTCTTTGCCGCTACCTACCTTACCTCCACTATTTATCTGCTCCAATATCCACCTATAGGTTTTTTCCATTCCGTCTCTGAGTTTTACAGATGGAGACCAATCCAAAACCTTTTTAATTAAAGTGTTGTCGCTGTTTCTCCCCCTTACGCCTTGAGGCTTATCGAGTAAATATTTCCGCTTAAGTTTTATTCCAGCTATTTCTTCAACAATATCAACAAGTTGGTTAATGCTGACCATTTCATCACTACCTAAATTAATTGGCTTAATAAAGTTGCTATTCCAGAGTAAGTCCATACCAGTAATACAATCATCAACGTACATAAAGGATCTAGTTTGCTCTCCATCCCCCCAAATTTCTATTTCTTTTTCTCCGTTTAACTTTGCGTTAATTACCTTTCTGCATATCGCAGCAGGAGCTTTCTCTCTTCCTCCGTCCCAAGTTCCATTCGGGCCGTAGACATTGTGAAATCTGCATACCCTTGGATTTATTCCAAAGTCTTTTCCAAAGTAATCTGTAATGATTTCGCTAAAAAGTTTCTCCCATCCATATCCATCTTCGGGATTGGCGGGATACGCGTCAGACTCTTTTAATCCCTGTGCCTCAGCATCTTTAATTTCAGTTTGAGCTTCTAATGGATATATACAAGCAGAGGAACTATACAAAATATCCTTTACGTTGTTTTTTCTACAGGCCATTAGCAAATGGGTTTGTATGAGGACGCTCTCCATACATAAAGCATGATTGTTCTGAATGAACCCCATTCCCCCCATGTTACACGCCAGATTATAAACCCTATCCACTCCTTCGGATAGAATTTCACATTTCTCTTTTGTTCTTAAATCGCAGCTATAGTGGTTTTTTGCGCCACTCCATACCTGGTACCACCCACCTACTGGCTTAATATCTGCAGCGATTACCCTATGGCCCTTACTTAGAAGATCTTTCACTAAATAACCAGCAATAAACCCCCCTGCGCCACACACAAGTATATTTAATTTTTTATTAGACATATGTATATATTATACGCTCAAAGGAGCTAATTCAATTATCTTATAAACATTGGGGTAAAAGTTGCTTTGCCCACGGATTCTGCGGACATCATATCCTTATATATCTTACAACCCCAGTTCCCCAATACTATAGCAGAATAACTATCCTTCCTTGCTTTATTTGGTCCTGTGGATTTTCTTAGCTCTGGAGGAAGGTCGAAGGTTTGGTGCCCCTGAGGGGAGGTATACACCTGAATGAGAGCGCATTGGCCCTTTGTGGAGTTTACATTATCAGATAAATGCTCAACAAGGTCAATCATTTTTGCCCCAGGATTTCTCTCCTCCTGGTCGAGCCCTCTAATAAACTTCAACTCCTTAATCGGTATTTTCTTAGATTTCTGTTCAAGATATGCATCATCCACAGCCCTTGCAGCAAACCAAATTTTCTTATGGTCAATACTGGACTGAAGCAACTCGTTAGCTTTTCTTATCCAGTCGGAAGTAGGCTTCCTTAAGATGCAGTAACTGTAATCTTTAGGGTCATATATTCTCTTTGTTTGGATTAAGTCCTTCTGGTAGTCCTCCGCCTTGTCAAAAGACTGTTCAAGAAGTTTTATTTTGATTTTTTTATCTTTGAATATTTTGCTTTCATTTGCGGCATTAATGAACTGCACCCCTCCATTGTAATCTCCAACAATTAGGACTATGTTAAAGGACTTAATTAAATAATGAAAATAATTTATATGGTCTTTTAGTCTTGTTCCTGCCATTGCGTAGCTATGAACAAGTGTATTCTTATTGGTTTCTTCGTTGATTTTCAATATTTGCATCGCAAAGTCATCACTACCTTCACTCTCCGACCAACTAGGGTCAAAAGAGAGAATGTACTTGGCCCCCTTC